TTTTTGCGAAAAAAGAAAGGCATGGCAACTATTAGCACCAATGATATAATTGTCAATTACAAGCTAGGCGATGTATCGGCATTGACTCAGCTTTCCAATAAGTTTCAAAAGATTAGTGAGGAGGAGCAGCAGGTAATTGAGAAAGCCAAAGATGTAACGGCCGAATTTAAAAGAGCCGGTAATGAAGGCGCAACGGCAACCAATAAAATCAAATCCGGGGTTGGCAACATCAACCCGGAAATGGATAAAATGTTGGGCAGCCTAAAGAGCATAGGCGCAGCCCTTGGAATTGCTTTTTCCGCTTCTAAGTTGGTAGAGTTTGGCAAGATGGTTACACAGACAACCATCCAGTTTCAGGGCTATCAAAAAGCCATTGAATTTGCATCCGGGTCAGCTGAAAAGTATGCAGCAAATCAGGCATTCTTAAATTCAACTATTCAAAAGTTTGGCCTTGACTTGCGGTCCACTACCGAGGCTTACAAGTCCTTTTTTGCCGCTTCAACCCTTGCCGGGCAAAGTCAAAAAGATACCAATGCTCAATTTCTGGCGGTAACAAAAGCCGGGACGGTGCTGAAACTAACCACCGATCAGATGCAGGGTGCCTTCCTTGCACTCGGGCAAATGATGTCGAAAGGAACGGTTCAGGCCGAAGAATTAAGGGGGCAATTAGGCGAACGGATTCCGGGTGCATTTTCGTTGATGGCCAAAGCATTGAATGTAAACGAAAGGCAGTTAAATAAGATGCTCGAACAAGGCCAAGTCCTTTCCCGTGATGCCTTGCCAAAGTTTGCCGCAGAACTGGAAAAGACATTTGGTCCGGCAGCGGAGCAAAATCTAAATGGGCTTGTAAATGCGCAAAACAGATTTAATTCGGCTATTGATGGATTGGTTTTGGCTATCGGCACCCGATTGCAGCCATTTTTAAAAGGCTCATATGATTTAGCCGCCGGGATAGCCAACCAACTGACAAGGCTTTACGACCCAATCGCAGCATCCTTTCAAAAAGGAGCCGATGCAGGCAAAAAGGCATCTGAGGAGGCCTTAAAAATTGCGATTGTTAATGCAAATGCCAGAATTAGAGCCTTGAAAGAAGAGTTTGATTTAAGAAATGAAATTTATGCTCGAGATGGCGAAATGACAAGTTTGGAAAAACAGCAACTTGACCTCGTTTCACGAAAATATGAAAAGCAAAAGGCTTTCAGGGATGGCTTAATGACTAATCTTGAAAGGTTTAAGCAGGAAACTGCGGTGTTGCAGACTAATAATGACCTTACGGCCGCTCAATTAAAACTTTTGGAGGATAATTACAAAAAGGAAATTCAGTTAGCCGAAACCTTGCAAAAAGTTCAGTTGCTCAAAGTAAAGCAGACCTACACCAATAAAGTCGATATCATGACTCAGGAACTTTTGGTGCGTGAAAGGTTTGCGGCTCAAATGTTTGCTATCGACAAAAAGTATTCAGACATGGGCATTGAAGAAGCAAGGCGCAATTCGATGACTCGACTTGAAATCGTAAAAGCCGAAAGGACTGAAACCATTAAAGCACTTGCCGATATAACCAAATCCGAAAAGGACGAGATTCAAAAGCGCATGGAAGAACTTAACAAGTTCGATGCTGACCGGGGAAGAGCGCAGCAAAAATCTTTAGAAGACCAAAAACAACTTAACAAGGAAAAGGCAGAACTTGACCAAAAGTATGCCGAAGCACTCAAGAAAATAGAAGAAAATTCTGCAAAAGAAACTCAGCAGCTGCAAAAGGACTTGGGCCAAATGTCGGTTCAAGAAGTTGAAGCCTTTGTGAACTTTGCCCAAACCATGACCGATGGTTTCTTCAGCATCTATCAGGCTAATCTTCAGAATCAAATGGTAGCCATGAATAAGCAGTTTGACGAAGAAATTAGGCTTGCCGATGGCAATGTTCAGAAGATTACCGAGATTGAAGAAAAGAGGGCAGAGAAGGAAAGGGAAATCAGGAAAAAGCAATTTGAGGCGCAACAAATGCAAGCCATTGCACAGGTAATCTTTAACACCGCTCCAATAATCGCTCAATACCTTGCCGGAGTTGTTACCGCACCATTGGCCGGAGTTGCAATCGCAGCACAGGTGGCTCAGATTGGTTTCATCCTTGCCCAACCGATGCCGGAATTTGCCAAAGGTGTTGAAAACTTTGAAGGCGGTCCGGCAATAGTAGGTGAGCAAGGCCGTGAGTTGGTAAGGACTGACAAAGGCTTATTCCTGACCCCTGATAAGGCAACGATGACCTACCTGCCCAAAGGTTCAGATGTAATCACCGCACCCAAGACAAGGGAGTTATTGCAGGGCAATTCAACTTTCCTGAATCGGCAAAACCAATGGACGGCAATCGACACAGCCCCGATTGCTCAGGCTATCAAAGCAATTCCAGTGCAGTCTTTGGAAATCTCCGAAAGAGGATTGGAGCGTTATGTTACGAAAGGAAATAGGACTACGAAAATCCTCAATAAAAAACGAGGCGCAAACCTATGAATTACAGGTTTTTCCTAAACAACCAGCAAGTCGATGAACCGGTCGGTTGGGACCAAGTTATATTCGCAATCAAGCGGATGGAATCGCATGGTATTGACCAATCGTTTACTACCGGGGTAACATTTACCGGAGACCAAGACCGGATGCCTCAGATGGCCAATGGTGCCGGAATCCTTCGACTTGCCTTCGTGAATGAATTTATCAACGGTTCGGTCGATGTACGAATTGAATCCGACTTCGTGTTTGAAGGCACCCAATGGCAGTTCAACGGGCTTATTGACTTCACAACCTATGAAGAAACCGAGGTTTGTGATGGTTGCAGCGATGGTGTGAAAGTCAGCATAATCGAAGACGAATGGCGGGAATCATTTCTCAGGAATCAGGATGTTGAATTGGACTTGCTGAATGAGGATGCTTTAGATGGTACCGATGTCGGGCCATTTAATTTGGGTCAGGTTACGCTGCATTCTCAGGAGTTGTATTTGAAAGGTTTTTGCAGGCAGTTATCGCCAGTCGGAACAGATACAGACACCGCAGATAAGATATGGCCATTGTATTGGCAAAATAGTGACTTTAAAGGCCCATTGGGTAGTTCATTTGACCCTGTTGGCATAAGCTTTTCAGGAACAAATGTTATTTTCAAAAATAACACACAGATTACACGGACATTTATTCTAAATGGCAACTTAAAAGCACGAGTTACAAAGCCAATAGACCCGTTGGGCATGGGTATTAATGTATCTATTCGATTCGTAATCTATGACCAATTTGGCGCATTTTCATCTGACTTTTATGTGGTAACGGTTTTTGTAACCAACGGAGAACCAGGATTGGACTTTACGGGAGTAGTTACGAATTATAACTTAGTCCTGCCTCCGGATTATTCATTCCAAGTTCAAGCGTATCTATCCACATCAATTCAGGGAGGGGTTCAGTTTAAGTTTATATTTCCCGATGAAAACTATTTGAACTGGGAGGAATACAATATGGGCACCGCTTCCCTTTGCCGGGGAGTTTACATCTACGATTTCCTCGACAGGATAGTCACCAAAGTAACCGGGCAAACGGGCAAGGTCAAATCCGAATACTTTGAATATGGCGGATGCCAATGGAACCACCTAATCACGACAGGGTTGTTCATTCGGAATGGTCAGCTTTTGGAGGAAGCAGAACCGCAAATCCCGACCACCTTTCAAAAGTTCTTCGAAGGCATCGACCAAATCTTCTGCCTCGGGTGGGAGTTTGAAAAAGACGGTAATGATTGGTGCATTCGAGTTGAACCGAGGTCGTACTTCTACCAACGGCAAGTCATCAGCACCTTTGCCAATGTTTCGGGCATTACAAGGCGGCCGTATCTTCACAATGTTTTTGGCAGCATCACGGTTGGTTACACTGATAACTGGAAAAACACGGCACTATCCGGAATCTTCGAGATGCACACCGAGCGGACCTACTTTGCCCGAAACAAGGCAATGGAAAATGGGACCACAAAGAAACTTGATTTGCGGTCTGAGATTATTGCTTCCGGATATGCAATCGAATATTCGAGGCGGCTGCAGTTCTTCGAGAATAATTCCGCAACATCAGACAGGCCGAATGACTACGAGTTATTCATCATTTGGCTGAATCGCAATGAGGTCGAATTTGAGGAAATCGAAGGCACCGGATATGAGACTCCCGATCAAACCGGGGCTTTCTCTTTTGCCCCCGGCACCGTAAGCTATGGCAGCAACTTCATAGACTTTTGCGATGCCCCGATTGCTAACATCTACAACATCCTCCACACTCCAGCAAGGGTTGCAATCAGGTGGTGGAAATGGTTAGGTCAGAATGTTTTTGGCCTACCGAATGCGCAAAAGAAGCTATTCTTCCAGGTAGGTGAATATTACACCGGGATGGGCAGCAAGTTGGGCAATAACGACATTCCATTCGCTTGTAATGAAGTGGCCGAAGAGGATAACACAATCTTTGAAAATGCCGACATTGTGCAGGAACTTAGCACTGAGGCCGTTTTGGTGAACCCGGTCGAATACACATTCAAGGTTCCGCAAGAACTTTGCGACTTTTTGCAATATTCGATTCAGGGCAAAAAAGTAATTAACTTTTCCTGCGGCAATAGTAACTTTGCAGGGTTCCTCACTGAGGCAACTAACACTCCAACGGGCGAATCGGGAGGCGAAACAGAGTTCACTCTGATTGGCACTGAACCAGTCGCACCAGTTGGGCGGGCTTACACGAACGGATACTCCAACGGATATTCATAACAATGGCAATTAAGACTCAATCTGAATTATTAGCCCTTTCAAGTGCTAACTTTCCCGACAATACAACCGCAGAAATCACCCCTGAAAAACATAGAGAGTGGAATGGCGATGCAATAGACTCCATGTTTGTCATCGCAGGCCGAACCATGACTATTGCAGACTATAACACGGCAAGGACTGGCAACAACCTTGTACCGGGCTGCAATTATCGCTTTTCTCAAATCAACATCCCTGCAATGGCTGGCAATCCATTCGACTTGATTGTTACTGCCTTGACCGATAGCACTATTTCTGATTGGGGGTTTATTGTTTCTTCTGGTTCATATATCAGGGCATTTGTTCCTCAAGACATCTTATTGGTCGGCATCAAGGTAGCCGAATTACAGACAGGAAGCCTCAATGCAGCGGTCGACTTCAAGGATTTAGCCGCTGATGGTCGGTACTATGGATGGACGGAGGTTCCTGTCGAGCCTACTGTCTCAGACAATTTCCCAGTCGTTCATGAAAGGATTGCTACTGTTGACGGCACTACAGTGCTGAATCATAACATCGAAGCGGAGTCTGCATTAAATGAAAAAATTATCGGATTTCACCCGACTGACTCTACTGGTTATGAGCAGACCTACTTTTATCCCGATAATGGAAATCAAATCTTTTATGGACCATCCTTTGCCGACGCAATAAATGAAGTTGGATTTGTGACGGACATAATCGGAAGCCAAATCAGCGACATTGCCAATGTAAGA